CTCCATTGGATTTTGTTCCCATAATTTTTTTTCTTCATATTCTACCATTTCTTCAACTGAATCAATTGTTCCATCATTACTATCAGAAGTTTCTTTCTTTTTAAAAATAGCCATGATTGTTCCTAATAGTTTTGAAAAACGAGGGTCTTCTGTTCCCAAGTGACCCTCCAACTCGGCTATCGGTTACGCAGCAAGTGCGTAATATTCCGATGCAGATGTATAATCAGCGTTATTTGCGATTATGTTTAGTTGCACTTTCACAGTCGTTGCTCAACTGGATACCTCCTTACATGACCTAATCGACCAATCGAATACCTTGACATCCCCATCAAAATAACACGAATCCTAACGCCCATATTATGAATGCTGCGATTCCGAATATGAGGAAAGAAAGTAAAATATCTTGCCCGTCCATGTTACCTTGGTGGAGATGGCCGGAATCGAACCGGCGTCTTAATCGCTATCCATGCATATCCACAGTATCAGAATTATTTATTTCTCTTTGTTTTCGTTGATAATGAAAAGCATCAACGATTGACTTCAACCTACGAATGTAATCCAAAGGATTATAAACTCTCCAATCAATGTAAATGTCTTGATCCATAAAGGGATTGGGTTTCTTTGGATCAAACCGAATAAACGAACAAATCACAATATTCTTTGGAATCATTCCGTAAAGTTCATACAACATCCTACTGTATGCAGTTCCTTGTAGAATGTAAGACAGCATGATTTCTTCTTTCTTGATATAAGTAGCTGTCTTCCAATCAATAATAGACAACTCACCTTGGTAATCTGCCACTAAGTCAGATGTTCCTGCAAGACCAAGTGAATCAGACCACATACCAAGTTCAATACCACGAATATTGTCAACTCGTTCATCAATCTGTTTCAGTCCAAGTTGAATTAGTTCACGATTCTCTTGAGGAACACCATCAAAATAAGTATCATCACCACGAAGATATTTTTCAATAGAGTTATGAATACGAGTTCCACGACTTGCAGCTCGTGTGGAAATCTT